CTGATCAAATTCTTTAGCATCCTTTTTCTTTCCAATGATCTTTCTAACTTTATCTGCTTCCGACATGGACATACCGCCAAGGTGTACGCATGCTTGCATAACTTGTTCCTGGTAAAGAATACAACCATAAGTGTCCTCCGTAAATTCTTTTAGCACTTGGTGTGTGTAAGATATATTTTGACGACCATGTTTACGATCAACATAGTCCTTTCCAATAGTATTCATTGCACCTGGACGAACAAGTGCGTTTGATGCAGCAAGTTCGTTAAGGTTTTTTACACCCATCTTAACAAGAAGATTGGTATATGGTGCTGCTTCACACTGAAACACACCCTTTGTGTATCCATCTGACAACATCTGATAAACATTTGCATCATCCATCTTGATTTTAAGAAGGTCGATCTTCTTGCCATCTCGCTCTTTGATTATGTCAATTGTATTTTTAAGAACAGACAAAGTCTTAAGACCCAAAGCATCAATCTTAATTAAACCAATTCTCTCGGCCTCTTCCATATCAACACCAACCACTGGAATTCTTTCATCAGATCCAGTAGAAGATCTTGTCTCAAGAGGTGCGTATCTAAAGATTGGCTCTTTTGCAGTTACAACACCAGCAGCATGGATTCCTGTTCCACGAATGCGACCACGGAGTTGTTCTCCGTAAACCTCTACCTCTGGATACTTCTCACGAAATTCATATGTTGATTTTGATGTACAGAAGTCGTCCCACGAGTCTACAGTCTTTAATACCTTATTAACATCTGATAAAGGAATGTTTAGAACTCTTGAAACATCTCTAACAATTCCCTTGCCTGTGAACTGAAGAAATGTAGCAATAGATGCAACGTGTCGATACTGTCTAACAAGATAGTCTTTAACTTCTTCACGACGAGTATCCTGAATATCTGTATCAATATCTGGGAAGTCGTTACGGTCTGGATTAATAAAACGGAAGAACAAAAGGTCATGTTCAATTGGATCAATATCTGTAATCTTTAGAGCGTAGCAAACAAGAGAACCAGCGGAAGAACCTCTACCAGGGCCTACCATAATTTCTTCTTTCTTGGCCCAGTTAATCATGTTGCTTACAACAAGGAAGTATGGAGCAAACTTTTTATCCTTAATAATCTGCAACTCTTCTTCAAGTCTATCCAGGTACTCTTGGTTCTCTGACAAACCTCGCTCTACCAAACCTTCAAGCGCAGCCTTTGCAAGTTCCTTATCAGGACTCTTGTACTGTACTGGTAGCAGGTTTAACCCTTCTTGAATGCCATAGTCTCCTACTGTCTCTGCTAGTAGTAGTGTGTTTGAGTATATGTCTGGTCTATCAATCCCCTGCGATTCCATGGCTGCTTTAATCTCTTCGTAAGATAGCAGGTGGATATCAAACTTATTAAATGTTATCTGACGATCTTCGCCATATAGGTAGTCAAGGCGTTCCATCATGCTGCCTTTTTTCTTTGACTTCTCATATGTTGCATCTTTTACAAACTTACCGTGTGTATTCATTAGCAACTTAAACTCTTGTACTTCTTTTTGTGATGGATCGACGTGGTGGCAGTCTGGTGTTACGACAACCTTAATTCCAAACTCATCTGCGAGTTCAATTAAATATTTGTTGATGTGTGCTTCGTTGTGAGGCATGACTTCGATATAGTAGTCATCTTCAAATCTTTCTTTAAACCACAGAATGTATTTCTTAGCAAGAGCAAACTCTTCTTCTTCAAGGGCTTTAACCAAAACGCTACTTGGGCAGGCAGAGGTTACAATAATTCCTTCTTTATACTTTTCAAGAATAGTAAAATCAAATCGTGGCTTCTTAAAGAAACCATCTGTCCAAGATAGTTCACTAATCTTGTTAAGATTTTCTAGTCCAATTTGATTCTTGGCTAGAAGGATAATGTGATTGTAGACAAGATCTTGTTGACCTTCTCTTTCAGACTTATCTCGTGTATCAGATATGTCTGCACACATGTATCCTTCTAGACCTAGAATTGGCTTAATGCCCTTTGCTTTTGCAATACGGTGCAGTTCCCTATGCCCAGATAAAGTACCGTGGTCAGTGATGGCTATTGCAGGCATCCCTAACTCAACTGCACGGTCAACATATTCTTCTGGAGTAGCAATCCCATCAAATAAACTAAAATGGGTATGGACATGTAAGCCTACGTAGTTCATATTACCAATCAGCGTTTGTTGCTGAGGTGGTAGATGGACCATCAAAGCCCAAATAGAACGCTTCTTGTTCTGCATAAGGAATCTTCTTTAGTGCTGACTCCAATGGATAAGGTTCGATGGCCTTCCAATCGAAAGGCTCCTTATCTGGTGCAGATGGAATAAGTGTGTAATTAGTTTCAGTTCCCTGACCATTACGCTTTAACTTCCATAGTACGTTTGAGATGCTTCCTGTTTCAAGAGCATACTCACGAATTGTATTGAATGATGACTGCTTGCTGATACCCATTGACCAGATTGCTACATACGGTGCTTCAATTCCATCATCAACTAATACGTTGCAATAGAAACGAAGTCGACCACGCCATCCTGCCTTTGGATCCTTGCGGTGCATTTCTTCTGCCCAGTCACGGCCTTCAGACTCCATTGTATCTACAGCCTTACGCTTGTAGTCCTTTGGATTTACGTGCTCCTTAACAACAAGTGCTAGTCCACGATTTTCATTATAGTTTGCAGAATCCTCATCGAGTTCTTCGATAAATCGGATCTTTACAGACTGACCGTCTGCTAGTTTTAGCCACTTTAACTTTGGCCCGTCGTTTTCATACTTTGGCTTGTCGAGCAGGGCATTAATGTTCTTGAGTCCCTTTACTACGCTCATATATTTCTCCTTTGTTTGTTATATTAGTTTAGCATAAGAGATATAGATTTGTCAAACTGGAACTCTAACTTCTTGAGTTCTTCGTCTGGCATGTCTCCAATATCCTTATACTGATTGTTTAGTTTAATAACAGAAACACGGGAAGAAAGTTTTTCAACTATTCTATCTTTCATGTTTCCTCCTGCTTCATCGTTATCGGCAATAACAATAATGTTATTGAAATACTTTTGAAGCAATTCTATTTGTGTACTTGATACATTTGCCCCTAGTGTGGCAACGGCTGGAAGACCTACTTGGTCAAGCCTTATTGCATCAAATGATGATTCCACTACATATACTCTATCAGATTTCTTTACTCTGTGCAGGTTAAATAATGTTTTACTTTTTGGAAGACCTGGAGTATTCTTAAAATCTTTACCCTCAACAGATCTACCAACAAAACCTATTGGAATTCCATCTGGACTATGTACTGGAACAGTAACCATATCTTGTTTATCAGAATACCCAAGAGAAAACTTTATCCAAGAACCCATCTCTATATGCCTTGATTTAAAATAATTTTTTGGTCTATCTAGTGCGACTAGATTACCGTAAAGCCTTTTTAATATATCAATGTCAAATTGTTTAAACTCTTCTTCAACTATTAGGCTTTTGTTTATATCGTCAACAAGGTTGCTTAATTTTTCTTTTGATTTAATATATCTGGCTCCCTCAAAATAAGTTCTTCCAGATGTGTGCATTATTAATTCTACAAGGTCTGCCGTCTTTTGGCAAGAAAAACAAAAGAACAGGCCATTTGATTTATGGACCTCTCCTGCTGGTGTTCTGTGGTTGTTGTGAAATGGGCAAAAGATTATGTAATTATCTGATAAATCAGATTCAATATCTATACCTGATCCTGTAAGGACTCTACGGATTTGATCTGCGGTATAAATATTGGAGTTGTTCCGTCTATTCCTGATATCCATTCGCTTTTCCTTTTCCCTGTGTAGACTGCCTGTACTGATAATTTAAATTCAAAAAAGTTCTTTATCTCATTATACCTTATAGTAAAGTCTGGGTCAAGATCAAGTCTTGGAACATACCCACTAAGTTTCATCTCTGTTGTTAATAATCTTATATACTCGTCCTTAAGTCTTCCGATCATTGAGTCGTCATGGATTATTCCATCAAGGTAAAACCTCTTAATTGGCTTATGATGGTATGAACCATTGTTCTTTTGTGACATACCATATTATAACTACTTATCTTAATTTTTATCCTCAAAGTCTTTATATCTATAATATCCCTTGTCAAAATCGCATTGAACTAAAAAGTCTCCCATAAATCCATTACGATTCTTTCTAAACGCACATTCAATAATATCACTATTAGTTCCACGGCCCAGAGCAAGTACCCAGTCAGCATCGTAAGCAATCTGTCTAGACCATGCTGTTTGACCCAGTGTAGGTACCGTAGAGAGGTCATTAACATCATCTGGTGTGGCAGATGAGATAGCAATAATAGGAACCTCTTCACCAATAGCCATTAGTTTAAGTTCTCTTGAAAGGTTCTTCATTCGTACCGTTTCATTATCTGACTTCTGATTGGGAGCCATCAACTGAAGGTAGTCAACGATTACAAAGTCTGGCTTATACTGATCAATCTTTCCACGAAGAACTGATGGGTTAATCTCTCCACCACTATCATTTGATATGATGTGGAACTCTGGTTTCCCTGCAAGATTCTTTGCATGCCATTCCTTTAGCATTTCAATCTCAATCTCGCCATTACTAATTTTCCTGTGAGACCAACGTCCTTCACCCATAATAGTAAACACACGATTACGAACTTCAGTCTCAGACATTTCAAGAGAAATTACCATCGGGGACTTGCCTTGCTTCCATGCTTGAACAGCAAAGTAAAGTGCAAGCCACGACTTTCCAATTCCTGGATAAGCAAGAAATACTCCAAGTTGCCCTGGCATAATTCCAGCAGGTAAATAATTATCAAACCCTGGAAGACCTGTCTTGATTCCAGACAAACCAAGGGCCTGCTGCTTCTTAACATTTTCAAAGTAAGCAACTGCTGACTCAAGATCTGTAACATCAATATCACGAATTGAAGCAGTATTCTTTTTTAGTTCCGAGGTCTTTGTAATTAGGTCATTTAGTGCAACAACTCCTTGATTATTTTGAACATTAGTTGCTGCTGATCTAAGGATATCTTTTAGGCTATCATTTAAATATTCTCCTTGAAGTTCTTCAAGATGATGCTTTGTTGCTCCTACATTTAAAACTGGTTCAAAATCTCTAAACTTTTCTGTAACTAATTCTGAAGGTGGGAGAGTGGAATTGGCTTCAAAATATAAACGAATAAACTCCCAGATATCCCCGTGAGTTCTTAAAAGATTATCAACATTGGCCTGAAGAAGCACATGCATTTGTTTATCTTGAAGGACTGCCGTAATTAGTTTTGACTCTGTATTATTCACTTAGCCACTCCTTAGCCATTTTCCTACGCTCTTCTCTTTCTAAACTATCTTTTATTTTATCTTTTTTTGCTTGCAATATTTTTTCTGCATTGTATGCAAAATAATTCCATGAGGGGCTTTCTGCAACTGAAAAATAATACTCAAGTATATCGTAGCATCCAGAGATACCATACGATTCAACAAGAGCGTCTGAGGCCCACTGTTCTACATTTAAATTAAGTGATGGCTTTTGCTCATACCTTGCAGTATGAAACTTGCTGTAGCGTGAAAGCAAAGCCATTCGGTCTTTGCGTTCGGCCATTATGCTTCGGCAGCCTCTTCTTGTGCTTCTTTTATCTTGTCTGTAAGTTTATCTTCAACGAACTTATAGACACGCTCAAAAGCCTGATCAACAGTTTCGCCATTCTTACGAGAATCTGAGACACCCAAATCAAGTCTGAGTGACTGAAAATTTCCTAGGTTAAGTGTGTATCCCAATGTTACTGATACTTTGGTTGTTTCGTTTTCCATTTTATACCCTTCGCTAAATAGATTCGTTCCAGATTGGAACAAACCGTCCATCTTCTGTTTTCCTATAAGTAAGTATACCATCGCCCATTCTGCGTGTCAACTCTTGCTTGCTGGGCGTAATATCGTTTGTTATTAATTTGTCTTTTCTTGGCCTACCAATATGGTATGAAGCAAGTATATCACGTATCTCTTTTACTTGCGATTCTGAGTAGTATGATCTTACTTGGAACCCTCTTGCTCCACCTTTTTGAGATCCCGTTGGAAAAGGAATGACTCCTCGTTTCATTAATGATGGCATATATTTTTTATGACGATTAACTAAATCAGCAGTCTGACCAACAGTGTATGCTCGTTCTCTCTTATTTTTAAAATCACTAATTAAACAACTTTCAATTTGATCATTTATAATATTATAAACAGACATTATTCCATTAGAGTGATTGTAATGATGTATTCTAACTAGGCTTCCATTAAGAAACCAAACCTTTTTGTTACCTGGTATTACAGGTGACTCATTGTATTTTTCGCTCTCGATTGTTCCTTTTTTAGTAACCATTGCCCCTCCATAGTGTGGCCAGGTGGATGAAAGAATACTCTAAATCCGCACTTCATGCAATATACCTCTAAGTGATTAATCTCGGTATATTGTCTATCTATAAACATTCTACCTTTGCATTTTTTGCAAGACATCATTAGTTTGGTATTCCGACAATGATAATATTAATTCCAATAGTTGTATCTCCACCAGCATTAAATTTTACCGTTCCGTCTACCCTTGAAGTTGATATGCTATTAATGGTCACAGATACGTCTTTTCCAGCATCAGTATTTCCTACGTTAACTGCGCTTGCCGTAACTACTGGAGCAAATTTAAAGTCTGTTCCAAAAGCATGAGACCAAGGTTCTGTAGATCCTGCAGTCTTTGTTACTGCTGTTGTCACTTGTTTATATGCACCGATTATACGAGCCTCGGAAATTTTTACATTTTGTGGTCCATTAATTGGTGTGTCTACCGTAACATATTTATTTGTTGATGTAGAAATCTGAGAGGATAAATCATTAACAGCCTTAACAATTTGATAAATGTATGTTACATCTAGTGGTTGTCCACGCTCTGGTACGGGTAATATTGCCATAATACAATTATACCAGACTCAGACCTGTGATTGCTGACCTAGTTCCAGAATCAAAGATTTTAATAGATGTGCTAACTACTGGTTTTATTGATGCCAGTTGAACTAAAACTTTTACTGATGTTGGAGTTCCAGTTTTTAAAAAAGAAAAACTAGTTCCAGTTGTAGTCCCAACATGAACTGCATTTGCTGTATCATATTTAGCAAAAATATCATATTTAATTTGCTCTGCAGGATTTGATCCATTAGACCAATTTACTAAAATTGTATTTCCAACTACAGATATGTCTCCTGGTAAAACTTGAACCAACTCTCCATTTACTAAGAATATCTGTGACCAGGCGGACTTTCTATTCTTGTCCTCTGCAACTATCCTAAATCTTATAACTCTGCCATTTTCAGATGATACCTTACCTAGCAATTCTTTTTTAACTAAAACATTTTTAATCCCTACATCTGCCACTATAACACATCCAAACCAAATCTAAATTCAATATAATTTGTAGTATTTGCTGATTTAATTATTGGTCTTGCATCTGTAGTTTTTATAACAGAGTATCCAGTTAAACCATACACAGAGTTTGTTGATGTAACATTTTCAAGCCTAAATCCATCTAAACAAACATAGAAATCTTCTGTTGGTTCTGCGCTTCCGCTTTTTATTACAGAGGAATATATTCTTACAGTATTTATTTCTGCCCACGAGAAGTCTGAACTTTTTTGCAACTCTTGAAGTTGTTTCTTTATCACAAAATACCTATTAGTTGAAAAATCATTGTTTGTATTATTAACAATTGCTTCAAAAATTGCCCACTTACCACTTTTAAAAGTTCCAGTAGAAGAAAATTCAATAATAATCCTGACCGATTCTGGTTGTGATACTGTGCTAGTTCCAACTTGACCAATTTTATTCACAACAGAAAATGCAAGTCTTAACTCATCTGTAGGAGAGTTTTTACTAAAATCAACCGCTGTATCGCTTAACTGCATAAAGTTTGATGGTATGGTTGTGGTTAGGTTTATTGCGTCTAAATGTCCACTAGCATCTACAGATATTTTAGAATTATTTCCAGATATAGCAAAGATGTTATTTAAAAATCTACATCTCTCGTGTCTTTCAACTCTGTCTGAGTTAGTAAAAATTTTGTTATCTGCATTTGTTTTAAAGACTGGATAGACTTGACTAATTATGTTTGTCTCTACATCGTTAACTAAATATCCTGCCGAAACAAAAGTTGCTACTACGGCAGTTGGAGAAACAACTGTAAATGATGTTGAATTTGGAACAGTTGCAATATTTACCTTTGATAAATTAAACGCTACTGGAGATATTCCAGAAATAGATATTTCAGTTCCTGCAGAAAGACCATGTGAGACATCTGTCGTGTATGACAAAGTAGTTCCAGATGCGGTTGCTTTGATTATTTTAATAACACGATCATCTAGCGGTCCATAAATTGATGGGATCTCGCTTGCTTGAGAAGAATACTTCCAGCCTTCTTCATCAGAAAAAGAATAAATAGTTTTACTATCTGTAGATCCTGCAACAGGGTTTGATGCTCCAGAAAATACACCAACCTCGGTAATCTCATATCTTTCTTGTGTTGGAAGTTCTGCGGTCAAGACAATCTTTGATACTCCAGACTCATCTACAAACCCTCTAGAAATAATTGGAACACGAAACATTTCAAAATCAAGTGACTGCTTGCTTGAGTAATCAACAGAAGCGCTATCCGAAAGCAAAGGTTTTGGCCCACATCCTACGGCAATATGAGATGCATAAGATGCAGTCTGTCCAACAAGATATTTAGCAAGAATGTTTTTGCCTGTATTAGTTATCATTTAATTTCCTCCATTGTATATTGTAGCATCATAAACCTCTCCGCTTGTTAGCATTTGGACTTCTGCCTGCTCTCCCTCTTTAACATTGACAAGATTTATCACTAGGTCCCCGCTTATTGGGTCAATATATATTGACTTACAGTTTGGAACTTTTGTCCATTTTGTTTTATCTGTGATGCCATCCTTTGGAATAAGGTCATACCCATTGCCACAAACTGGAAGATGATCCATTACTGAGATAGATAAAGACTTAAAGAATGAGTCTGATGATTGCAACCTTAAAATATTGTTTGGGTTATATTGTAAATATAGATCTGTTAGGTTTTTTATAGGATTGTAAACTACTTTTTGTCCATTGACCAAGTCATGTCTAGATATTGTTGCAAGTTCTTGACCACCGATATCTTCAAATATAAGATCAGTCATTATCTCAATAGCCATAACCTCTTCCCCTTGAATTATTAAGTCTGGGGTTGCAATCTTTATCGCATTACTATTTGATGACGATTTTGGATCTGGAAGATTTGCAGTTGCACTTGTTGTCATTACACTACCTCACTTAAAAATAGTGTCATATCAGGTCCATCTGAAGTTTTTGAATAGTCTATGTTGTATACAACAAACCTACTTGATGGAGGAGATACCATGTTAATACCATTTTCTTCGTAGTCGAGAGTAACAATATCTCCTAGTTGAATAGTTGGAATTGCAAATATCTTAACACCAACAGACTTTCTTGGCTTTGTTATTTTTTCAACAAGCCATTTCATAAGACTGCTTGCTTCATCATAAGACTGAATGTATGGAGTGTTT